GCAAACACCATTAACGGTTTTCCTCATCGTATCGCTTCTGCTGTAGTCACTGCTGGTAGCGAGAACACTGTCACTCTGGCCCATTTCATTCAGATGAAACTAGCTTTTGATAAGGCTAATGTTCCGATGGCTGGTCGTGTTGCTATTGTTGATCCTGTCACAGCAGCTACATTTAACAAGCTCATCACAATCACCAGTGCTGTTACACCTTTTGGTGAGAAGCTGATGGCTGAAGGCTTTGCTCGTGACCACGAATATGTCATGAATCTGTATGGCTGGAACATCATCACTTCCAATCGTCTGGCTAAGGGCTCGTTCAGCGATGGTACAACCACTGTGACCACTGGTGTTGCTAACGTGTTTATGTCTGTTGCAGACGACAACACTAAGCCCATTATGGCTGCATGGCGTCGTATGCCTAAGGTTGAGGGTGAGCGTAATAAAGATCTGCGTCGGGATGAGTTTGTGACCTCTGCTCGTTGGGGCTTTGGTACACAACGTGTTGACACGCTCGGCATCTTGATTACAGACGCTACCAAGACTTAATTGAAATAAAAGGAATATAATATGGGTTATGAAAATTCTGCTGGCCTTAGCGTCACAAATCATTACGGCTCTCGCACCACAGGTGGTGCTGTAGGCTTGGAACACGGTCAAAACAGCACGAACGTGCTCACCATTGACCTGACAGGTGAAATGCTTAATAGCGCGTATGTGGCACCGATGAAGATGCCTAAGGGTGCCTTGATTCGTAAAGCAACATTGCGAGTTGATGAAGTGTTTGTTGTCTCTGCTGCTGGTACAGTTGCTATCGGTGGCACTGCCCCAGGCACTGACGGTGTTGTTCTCACCGAGGCAAAGTTGGAAGCGCTTGGCACTTCTGATGTTAGTGCTCTGGCAATTGGTACATGGGCTACAGCATCGGCTACAGGCCCGCTGACTGCACAGACAATTACAAAAGCAATCACTGGTACTGTCGCAGCTACCTCTGGTAAGGGTACTCTCACTGTAGAATACTACTACAAAACCAAAGTTTAATTACTAATTAAAGGGGCAAGCATTAAAACAGCTTGTCCCTTTTTTTATTTCTAAAAGGAATAACATGACTATACAGCATCGGCTCATTCCAGAGGCACAGCTTCATGAGCCTAAAGGTATTAGTGTTGCAGCTAGTAAGACAGTGTACACAGCCGATGGTCTAGGCAGTGGTACTTGGGGTGATGTAGACACCACAATGATTAAAGACCTTTCTGGGGACGGTGGAGTCTCTGGTAAGAAGCTTATTACAAACGGTACGAACGGCTATACGTTGATTACCGATCAAGCCTATGGGGCACAGTGTATTACAGACAACGCTACTGTATTCCCTCTCATTGCTGTAGCAGACACCACATTTAACACAGCTTCTCAATTTACCCTGTTAACAGGTGCTGGTGCCCCCTGGACTAGCGAGAACTTGTTTGGGATGACTTTCAGTGTTGATAGGATGACAGTCCCTGTTACTGGTGTTTATATGATCCATTTGTGGATGAATATTAATACGTTTCCAGGAACAACAGCTCGTGTTTCTATTCGCTATCGGGTTAATGGAACCACCTTCTCTACACGTAATCCAACGATTAAATCAGCAGTGGTAAATGATGTATCACAGTTGTCTGGATTTGGGCTGATTCAGCTTACAGCAGGTGATTACGTACAGCTCTGTGTAGCCTCGGATACAACAGGGAACATCTTGATTAATGACGGTAGTAATGTTCTCCAACTTATCCGGCAGACAGCATAATGGCTAAGCTCACATTGCTTGAGATTGTTAAGGACATTTTAAATGACCTTGATTCTGATGAAGTGAACAGTATTAACGATACCATTGAAAGCCAACAAGTTGCGCAGATTGTAAAAACTTGCTTCTTTGAGCTTATTGGTAATCGTAATTGGCCTCACCTGCGTAACCTGATTCAATTGGATTCAGCAGGGGATGTATCAAAACCAAACTACCTACATATGCCAGTGGGTGTTAAAGAGGTTGTGTTCTTTAAATATGATTGCCTAACTGTAGCAAACCCTAAGACACGTCTTACAGAGATTAAATGGAAAGAACCAGATGTGTTCCTACGTATGATTTCGACACGGGATAGCACAGTGAGTAGTGTAACATCTGTTATTGATTTCAGTGGTTCTAAGCTTCTGATTATTAATGACCAGCCTCCCCAATACTGGACATCTTTTGATGATGAATACATCATTACAGATTCTTATGATGTAGCTGTAGATAGTGCCTTACAGAAGAACAAGACACAGTGTTTAGCGTACGTTGATCCATTGTGGGTACACACTGATGCAGCTATTCCTGATCTCCCTAGTGAGGCCTTTCCAGCCCTCCTAGAGGAAGCTAAGAGCACAGCCTTCCTAGCGCTGAAGCAAACAGCTAATCAAAAGGCTGAACAGAAAGCAACAAGACAAAGCCGATGGCTTGCTCGTAAGGCATGGGCAGCACATGGTGGTATTAATTATGAAAGCTATGGCCGTAAGGGAAGAAAATGAGTGTTTATCGTGTAGAGCATAAAGGCTATTATGTCCAGCCTAGTAAGGACAGCCCTGGCTGCTATTCTGTAGTGACTGTAGGTAAGGGTGGAAAGATTCCGGATTGTTTAGGTGGAATGTACACTAAGCGTTATTTAGCGCATTACGATATTGATCTATACCTTGAGAGTAAGAATATAAAGGAAGAGTCTGATGGCAAAACCAACAACACGGGTAGAGGTAAATAGCTTCATTAAAGGGCTTATTACTGAAGCAAGCCCACTAAATTATCCAGCTAATGCGTCATTAGATGAAGAGAATTTTGAACTTAATAGGGATGGGTCACGAGATAGGCGTCTTGGTATGGGGTATGAACCAAGCTTTGCTCGTATTGCAACAGCCGTTCCTCTGATCAATGCCTCAGATACAAACTTTTCAACATTCGTTTGGAACAGTGTAGCAGGTGTGTTAGATGACGATTTCCTAGTTGTCCAGATTGATCAGGAATTGAAATTCTTTCGTGTAGATGCCACATCAATATCAGGAACAGGGTTTATCGGATCACTAACACTTGCTAGTTTTCCTGCTGATGTTCGGTATGCCTTAACAGCAATTGATGGAAGACTCGTTGCAGCAGCAGGTGTTGACACTGTAGCTATTGTCTCGTTCGACGGTGTGACATTTACTGTTGAGTATGATCGTATTAAGGTTAGAGATTCTTGGGGTGTTGAGGTTACTGGAATTCCTTCATATGAAACCGACACAACATATCGTGGTGCTCTAGACAACACCCACTATTACAATCTCCAGAATCAATCTTGGGGTGTACCACGTAAGAACTCTGCGAACGTGTTAGTTGACCCTGTTGCACAATACAATACAGACCTGTTAGTCTATCCAAGCAATTCTGAAACAGTTTGGACAGGGTTGCAATTTCAGCCAGTAACAGGAGGTACAACCTTCGAGCGTATCTATACAAACCTCTATACAGAGTTGTTAGGTGCTACAGTTGTTGCTTCTAAGGGGTATTATGTAATCGATGCATTGCGACGAGGGATCACTCGTATGTCTGCGTTTGCAAGCAACAATACCAAATACCCTACACTTACAATTCCAGCAGTGACTCTGCCCTCTGATGTAACATCAGGAGGGGCTAAGATTGTTTCAGAATTTGCTGGACGTGTCTGGTATGCAGGATTCGATGGTGAAGTTTCTGATGGGGATAAGCGTAGTCCTAATTTCACTAATTTTATTTTCTTCTCGCAGCTTATTAAAGGTCGTCAAGATTTTACAAAATGCTACCAAGAAGGTGATCCGTCTTCACGGGATGGCTCTGATCTAGTTGATACAGATGGTGGATTTATCCGAGTTGCTGGTGCTAAGAACATTATTGCGCTTGTTAATCTAGAAAACTCACTAGTGGTTATTGCAGATAACGGTGTATGGCACCTAACAGGCGGATCCGATTATGGATTCTCTGCTACCAATTACAAAGTAGTTAAGATTTCTGCTTTTGGTGGCATATCAGCTACATCTTTAGTTGTAGAGGGAGGACGAGCATTCTTCTGGTCTGAGGATGGAATCTACGTGATTGCTAAGGACAATATTGGAACGCTAGGTGTGAGCAATATTACACAAGCAACTATTCAGACCGTTTACGAAGCAATCCCTAACACGTCTAAAGAAAATGCAATTGGTGTATACGATCGTGTTGGTAAGAAAGTGAGATGGCTGTATCAGGTAGGTACGAGATTTGCAACAGATGCAGAAACTAAAGAGCTTGTTCTTGATACAGTTATTTCTGCGTTCTACGTAAACAATATTAAGAACCTGACACCTAATAGCGTTCAAGCCGTTAGCATGTTCCCCTCTGTACCATTCAGGCGAGGGGTTGTAACTGAGCCAGTCTATGTAGACACCGATCTTGTGTTGTCAGTAACAGATTCTGTTGAGATATCCACAACGCTACGAGCAACAGGATTGCAGTCAATTAGATACCTAGTTGTTGAAACAATTGGAAGTGTTGTGTACATCACCTTCAGCTATTACAATAATTCTGATTTTAGAGATTGGGAAGATGTGGATGGTGTGGGTGTAGATGCTAAAGCCTTTGTACTGGCCGGTCAACAAACTGCTGGTGATTCAGCAATTGCTAAACAGATTCCATATCTAGTTATGCATTTTACACGTACAGAAGTTGGTGTTACAGATGCACTAATTCCAGATAGGCAATCAGGATGCTTAATGCGTTGTCAGTGGGATTTTGCTAATACAATCCTCTCTAAGAAGTGGAGCACCCTCTCACAAGTGTACCGCTATCGAAGGGCACAGTATGTTGTTGATACGCTAGATACATACGATAATGGCTTCTCTGTTATTACAACAAAGAGTAAGTTACGAGGACGTGGGAAAGCATTCTCTCTATATCTAGAAACAGAACCACTAAAGGATTGTCGTATCCTCGGATGGAACATATCAATGAACGGTAATCAAAATGCCTAAGAAAGTATATTATGAAGATAACGCTTTCTCTTTCCAATATGACATAGAGGGGCCTATTGTAAACATCCATTGCGATGTGCAAGACTGGAAACCCTCTATTCTGCGAAAGATGTATAGAGTCTTTAATACCTTCATTGAAGAATCCAAAAAACTAGGGATAAAGCAGATCATTTCCCTCTCTCCTAATCCTAAGTTTGCAAAACTATTTGGAGGGGTGTGCGTAAAAAGTTTTGTACATAACAATGTGAATATGGAGGTAGTCTTATGGGAATTGAAGTAGCTATTGCCCTTGGCTCATTAGCTCTTGGCGCAGTGAGTTATGTAAAAGGAGAGGAAGCCCGTTCTGAACAGAAATCTGCTCAAGAGAAGATTCAAGGTGAACAGAAAGCTTCTAATGCAGCACGAGCTGCTGAAGAGCGTAGGTCACAAATTAGAGAAGAGCGTGTACGTAGGGCTCGTATCCTACAGAGTTCTGAAGGAACAGGTACAACAGGTAGCTCTGGGGAGTTTGGGGCATTGGGTGTCTTAGGGACAAACCTAGGAACCAACCTAGGCAGTAATGCTGGACGTATAGCCACTGGTGATCGTATCAGCGGGTATGCACAAGACGTAGCTAATGCTTCTGCTGAAGCACAGAGCATGGATAAACTGTTCAATCTGTCAGCAAGCATCTTTAGCAACTCTGGTGGATTTAATACGATATTTAGTGGGGGTGGTTCATCTGCTCCACCTATGACGGAAGCAACACGTACAGGACGCCTTCCCGGAACACAATAAAGGATAATATGGATTTTCTTGATGAGAGCTTTGGTGCTCCCCAAACAACAATAGATGA